GCCGAATTGACATTCAATGATTTGTTCACGCAGTTGTGGAAATTCTTTAACCTGTTCTGCGGTAGGATTAACGGAACCTAACTTAACCAGCATCCTATCTAAGCGTTGTGCTAGCACCCTGCAAAGGTCTGGAACGGACAACCCTTTTTCAGACACCAAAAGGTCACCAGGCATTACTCGGGCTAAACTAAGCCACAGTTGCTTCATAGTGCTCTTCAAATGCGCGATGTTAAAATCGGTATAATCCGCGTCCAACATCACCTCATCATCCATAACTTGAGCCCAACGCTGTATAATATCTGTCGCCTCTTGTATACCACTCAATTGTAGTGAGATAGTTCGGTCTTTAGCAAAATAGGAGGACTCACCAAGCCCAAGAATGATATTTTCTTGCATCCAATGATCAAAGCGTCCTGGCAACATCATTCGCTGTTTATCTGGTTCATATTTCCATACTAAACTAGCTACGATGGGCCCTGACTCAGAGATGAGTTTTTCCATTTGTTTTGTAGTTAATTCGTTCATAGCAATGGTCTTGTTCAACCCTTCCCTCGCAAAATTAGTCAAGTCTAAGTGTTGCAGGTATTGTCTTTTTACGTCAGCATCAACACTGCCACTCGCGCCCAGATGGTAGAATTCTTCTCTCAACTTACTCATGAGAGTCACGCCTTTAGGAAAACTGTCACTAAACTTAGTCATGGCATCCTCAATGCCTACATGAATATGTTCGTACAAATCGGCTTTGTGGGTGGGAGTCCAGTAAGCTGAGTGATGCAAAGCAACCTCATCCTGGCTCCTAAGACCTAAACTCTCCAGATCCGGGTCATCCTTGGCCGAGTAACGTCCATTTGACAAATTTAAGTAAAGTGCTAGGTCAGGCGAGGAAAGAGCTAGATCTGAAGGAAGCAATCTGGTTCTACGAACCACATTATGTAAACTTTTACTTACTTTGCTAAAACCTTTCATACTCAAAGTGGCCCATCCTTGTTTTACCATCCATATCACCAACGTGATGTAATCTCGATGGCTCGCCATTGCTAAGACCCATATCACAAAACTTTCAGGGCTCCTTTGTAAACATCCCACCAGCCAGTCACAAATGGCTTCTAAAGAAGCATCTCCGAATTGAACCAAACCAAGGATATGCAAAGCTGTGTCTAGCCCCACGCGTTGCCTATCACGCAGCATTTTACTATGTTGAACGTGCCAGGTTTTACACTCTGCATAGCACGCAGCCCACGAGCTCACTCCTCTCATAAAATTGATCAGGGCTGCGTGCACTGTAGGCCTCTCATTTAAGCTGAGTGTAGCGCCCGTTAAAGGTTTGGAGCTCACAAACAATCCATCTGCTGTTTCACGGGCTCCATAAATGATGGACTCACTAAGCTTATAACATGGCAGAGATTGAAAACCTGGTGGTTTAACAACCTTGAATTTATTGTGCCAAAATTTATCCGACATGGCCTGGCGGGTTAGCAAGGCGTCTGGAGTGAACCCTGCAAACACCAAATCATGCCATTCAGCAAAAACTTCATCCTGCAGTAGTCCACAATCCCAGGCTGCCGTCAATGCGTTGTACTGATGACGGCTTAAAGGTATTGCTGCCGGTTTACGCATGAGAGCCAAAACTTCATCTGATAGAACATACCCATCAGGAGACACTCTACTAGTACGCATAGAACCTCGAATATTGTACTCCAATCGCATCAAACGAGCGACCAAAGTTTTTGAAGCTAAACCGTTTCTTATGTTTCCAGCAACGCCCTTGGGATTCGAGACCACTAAATCATAGTACAAACTTTTGAGATCATGTGCATTTAAAAACAATCTATGGCGCGTCGTCACGCCTCCCTCGGGAACAAGGGTGCTAACATGATGGTGCCGTGGTCGTGCACCGCCAGTGTGTACCTTCTTTGGAATTATATGAGCTTCTTCCAGCTCTGTAGCAGCAGCATCTCTTTC